TATTGGCTTAGGACTTGATGGCGTGCTGGTATTCGATATCGATATGGGGCATAAAAGCGGGGCTAATGGCAATGAGACGCTGGCTAAATTGAGTGCTGAGGGTCGTGCTGATCAAATTCCATCTACCTATATAGAAACAACGCCAAACGGTGGACTTCATATTTTCTTCACCTATCCCAAGGAATTGAAGCTAACCAGTCGATCGGATTTGTTCTCTAAGAATGGCGAGAAAACCGGCCTTGACTATGTCGCAACTGGTGTACCGGTTTTCCCTAGCATTCGCGAGAATGGCATGTATCAACCACTCAAAGGGCACAAGATCACCAAATTAGCCCCAGCGCCTAAGTGGTTACTAGATGAAATCCAACGTCAGTGCCACCCTAACATGAGCAATTACCACAGCAACGCAGATTCATGGTTTGGGCATTTTATTAATCGTCTGGTAGATGGTACAGACGAGGGTAACCGTAACCAGTGGATGGCAAGCATCGCCGGTTCAGTCTTCCGTTCTGGTGCCGATCCAGATAACTGTATCGATCTCATTCAAACTGTCAATCAGCGCTACGTTCGGCCTCCCTTGCCTAATGGCGAACTTGTCAAAATCATCAATTCAATCAGCAAGCGCGAAATCGCACGTCGAAGTTAGGTGGTGAAGCATATGGACAGTTTGAAAGAAGCGTTAAACAAGTCGCCTGAGTTTGCTCAGCTCAAAGTCATTTCTAAAAACACATTGGAACCATTTGACGTGAACAAGTATCCAGATCCGCCAGATAAATCTGAAAAAGGAATTCGAGCGTACAACAAGGAACTGGCGAAAAAGCTACCCAGTTGGCTAAAAGTGTGGTTTCAGTCAGAGCAAAAAGATGAAAACGATCCTAAAAGTGTGATCATTCATCGGCACATCAAGGTGGACTTCTTAGCCTATGGATATCACTTCATGAATAAAACACGAGTAGAAAGTTTCCCCGCATTGAGCGAAGGTGCCATTTATGATCCCAGCAAAGGGACATGGCGAACATTTGGCAAGGGCGAGTTCACTAAGACCACCGAGAGCCGAACCACCAAAGAGATGCTCAAATGGGGACTGTATCGTGAGAGTGATATTACAGGCGCCAGACGATTCTTGCAACGTATCAGCTATAACGAGGAATACGGCAAGCGATCACCATTTGATGAGAACCAACATCCAGAACTAGTTGCATTCGCTAACGGCACATACAGCATACTGACCAATAAGATGCAGAAAAGTAGCGCTGACAATTACATGCTGAACGCTCATGAGTACGCGGTCGATCCAGATAGGGACGATTGCCCAGAGACTGAACGACTGCTTGCAGCTATGATGGGCGATGCCGCGATCACATTTGAGGAATTCATCGGTTATATGTTCTATCGGTCTTACCGTCCATTCCAAGCATTTCTATGGTTGTATGGTACCGGCGGTGAAGGCAAAAGTACACTTATTCGCAGAATTACTAACCTCATCGGTCGTGACAATGTGTCAGCATCAAAACCAGCAGACCTTGCCAATGGTGACCGTCGTTTCGAAACAGCCAACCTATACGGCAAGGAAGCTAATATTGTGGCAGACGTTGGGTCAGATTACCTAAAGAGTACAGCCGTGATTAAGTCGCTAACTGGTGGTGATTATATAGCAGCAGAGTTTAAAGGCATTCAGAACTTTAAGTTTATGAATTATGCCAAGCTACTGTTCAGTGCCAATGAAATGCCCGCATTCAGTGACCATAGCAGCGGTTTTGCTGATCGGGTGACCGTGATCAAAATGATTAATGGTGACACCCGACACACACACTGGTGGGATAAGTTTGACGATGCCAAGATGGACGAAGAAACTCCGCGCTTCGCTATGAAATGCATGCATATGTTTGCCAAGGCGCTTAAAAGCGGTGGCCTGACAAAGCCTGATTCGGTAGTAAAAGCAAGCCAAGAGTGGCTAGACGCAAACGATCACTTTAAAGAATTCCTTGACCAATACGCTGAAATTAACCTAAATGATGATCGTGGTGAGGCATCCACAGTGGTTACAGCTGAATACAAACGCTTTTGCCAAGATAACAACTATATGGACAAAACGACGACACAAGCCATCACCAAGAAACTTGATGCTTACGGAGTGAAAAAAGTAAGCAGTCGCCGAGGTTTCGACAATGACACTGGTAGTACACGGCGATACATCGGCTTGCGTCTAACGGGATCGCTGCTAAATCCAAGATTCAACTGAAAACAAAATGAATGCCGATATTTTCGGCACTTCGGTGACAACACTACTTGCTCAAGGGATTAGCACGAACATCTTTGGTGACGGGTGTCACAGAAGTTCGGTGACAATCGTTCAATGACTACGCGCTTAACGAATACAGAAAAACAAGTTCGGTGACAGTTGCTATCACTCTTATGTCACCAAAACTTCGGTGACACGTTACCGAAAATATTCGAAGTTCGGTGACAGGAGAACGCTGATATATAGACGTTTTAAAGTGTTTGTCACCGAAGTGCCGAAAATTTAGCGATTTTACCAAATATTTTTTACAGGAGAAATATCATGAAAAACTATTCAATTGCCCGCCTGAACAAGGTGGCTGAAATCGGTAAGACAGTTAGTCGCAGGACTGGTGCAGGTATTAACATCTCTACATTTACGCCGACTGGTACCCTGTTCTACGGCTCATATAACCGCACTATGGCACAGACCTACCAGATCACGGGAACAGACCTAGCGGACACCATAGCGATCGTAGTACGCCACACTGACGCGATAGATGACAGCACACAGGTAAAACTTAATGGCACCCTGTACGCGATTCAGTCTATTGCCTACGATGATGATCCCAATGCATTCGATGTTGTGACACTCAAGAAGACAACCAAAGGAGCTTAGAACGATGAAACTATTTGAATATACTGCGCATCAAGGAGAACTAAACGGTATCATCGACAAGTTCATGGTGTTACACAGGTGGCAAGTCGGATTCATTCGGGTATTCTCTGCGCCAGATAATATGATAACCGTTCAGCTTTACTATCGCGATGATAAGCCTGAACCAGAAACGGCAGGCGTGTTGGCATGATTATGAAGCTGTGTAACCATGCTGGGTGCAATACCATGGTGCCGTTTAATCAACGGTACTGTGATAAGCACAAGCCAGAACCACGAGCGTCCGACAACGAACGCTACGCATATCGTAAAGCAATCGGTGGTCGTTACTTTCAGTTCTACAAGTCCAAGGTGTGGCGCAAGCTATCTTACTCGTATCGTCTAGCACATCCACTGTGTGAACGATGCCAAGCAAACGGCTTATATGTGCAAGCTGACGTGGTAGACCATCGCGTTCCGATACGTGTGGACTGGAGCCGCAGGCTGGACGAGAGCAACTTACAAAGTCTATGTAATGCTTGCCACGGAACCAAAACGAAAGTAGAAGACGCGGCACGCTACCCCCACATAAATACGGGGGCTAGGTCATCTAGTCTTGAGGACCAAACAAGGTAGTTTCGTTGTTGAAAATCATTGATAACCGCAATATATCATGGGTATTTGGTACTATGTGTTATAATTAAGTTAGATAAGTCTAATTGTAATTATAAAGAAAGGACGTGATCGAGATGGGAGCACCACTGAAATCTATTACGCAAATGCGCGGCGTAATGAGTAAAAAGAATCTGGCAGACCGGCGTGAAATGGAAGAATCACTATTCACCTATCAAGAATTAGTTGACCAGCCCCCCGCATGGCTTGATGAATATGCAGTGACTGAATGGCAGCGTATTGTACCACTGCTCAAAAAAGACATTCCAGTTAGTGAACTAGATGCTGCCCTGATTGCCAGTCATTGCCAAGCCTATTCTGACATCCAGAAAGCTGCTGAGTTGGTTCAAGAACAAGGCATGATGGTTGACACCGCCGATAGTGTGAAAGCTAACCCAGCAGTCAAAATGAAGCTTGATGCCACTAATCAGATGATCCGCATTGATGACTTGCTTGGCTTGTCAGTCTACAGTCGGGCAAAGCTGGCAGTGAAGAATGAGACTAAGAAGAAGCCTGACGATCCGTTCGCGGATCTGATGTCATCATGAACTATGCGACTGAATACACAGACAAGGTACTAAGCGGTGAGATTGTTGCTTGTAAAAAGATCAAGCAAGCAGCAAGACGTTATCGCAAAGACTTGAGAGCCAGCAAGCGCAAAAAGAATCCGTGGCTGTATTACTTTGATGAGGACTTTGCCAACAAAGCCATTGAGTTTATCGAACTGATGCCGGCACGTGATGGATCACCACTCAAGCTAGAACTATTTCAGAAGTGGTTGATTTCCGAGCTGTTCGGGTGGCGTGATAAGGCAACCGGTAACCGTCGTTATGATCGAGCCTACATCAGCATGGCACGCAAGAATGGCAAGAGCTTCCTGATGGCCGATCTGGGCGCACTTTATCTCCTTATGGAAAGCAAGCCAGCCATGAACCGCGAAATCGTCTACACAGCCAACAGTAACGCCCAAGCACATTTGGCTTTTGATATGATGTCTAGTGGTTTGCGTCAGGTCTCTAAGATGTCTAAATCGGTGCGTGATCGTTTGAAGATCAACCGTAATGAAATCATCGACTTGCCAAGCAACAGCCGAGCTGTTCCGCTTGCGTCTGATCTGCATAGCCTAGATGGTTATCAAAGTGACTTGGCTATTATTGATGAGTTCGCCTTGGCTCGTGATGATGAGATTCTACGAACACTCAAATCCGGCCAGATAAACAGCGACAACAGTTTGCTGGCCGTCATCTCGACCACTGGGCCGGACCTGAACGGCCCTATGTATAAAGAATATAAATTCGTCTCCAAAATCTTAACCGGTCGCGAACAAGCAGATCGGTATTTTATTGCCATTTTTGAGCAAGACAGCAAGGATGAAGTCTTTGCACCAGATACTTGGGAGAAGTCAAATCCACTACTGGCTAATGCTGAAAGAGCTAAGACGATGCGTCCTAGCTTGCAAGCTGATGTTGATCTAGCAGCCAAGCAAGGAACCCTAAGGCCAGTTCTCGTAAAGAACTTCAACACTTGGCAATCAGCCAGAGCAGACAGTTACATCAGTCTGGACGACTGGGAGAAAGCCACTATCGAGCCACCAGACACTATAGGCAAGGACGTGTATATCGGACTGGACCTTTCCAAGTCTAGCGACCTGACCAGTATTTCGTGGTTAGTTCCAGAAGATGGCTACCTGTATGCTGACAGTCATTCATTCGTAGGAACGAAGTACGGACTGGAAGAAAAGATAAAGCGTGACGGGTTCGATTACATCAGTGGTGCTAGTCGTGGTGAGTGTAGCATTACCAAACTTGATAGCGGCATGATCGACTATGACGAAGTGCTACGTTTCATTCTCGACCTGATCGAGCGGAACCAGTGGAACGTACGTGCCATCTGTTACGATCCGTGGTCATTCGGCTACCTGCTACCAGAGTTTGAGAAACGAGACTTGCCAATGGTTGAGGTACGCCAAGGCCAGCGCACGTTGTCGATTCCAACAACTCGCTTTCGTGATGATCTCTTTAACGGCCTCCTCAAGCATGGAGACAACCAACTACTGGCCTATGCGGTGAACAACGCCATTCTAAAGTATGACGCTAATAACAATCCAATTATTGATAAGGCCCACAACGCTACGAAGATTGACCCCGTAGCCGCACTGATGAATGCTTACACAATTGCAATGGATCAAAGCAAGGAAAGTGAGGTAGCAGACAATGACTTTTATTCGAGCGATGACTTTAGTTTTTAATGTGCAGACTGTGCTATTGCTGCTGGGACTGATCTGTATGGTTGTCGGTATCTGGTGGCTGTTCGGGTTTGGTGTTGGTATGTTAGCAGTCGGCACGGCCCTGATCTCCGTCGCAGTCATTATTGACTTCAATAAAGGGAGGTGAAACAATGAGCTTTTTCACGAATAGCGCGACACAACCACGCGATGACAACAGCGACCCGTTCTTAGATGCGCTTGTCAGCATGACCAGCAACGACAGTGGCCTATATGTGGGTATTGGTGCTTTACGCAATTCGGATGTGTTTACGGCCGTGCGCGTGATTGCCAGTGATCTTGCAACCAACCCGATTGAGTACAGTGACAAGCGTATCAGCGTGCTCCTTAACAAAGCACCCAATGACCACATGACCGCGTGGGCATTCAAATTTTCTCTAGCAGCTAACATGTTGCTGAATGGTAACGGATTTGCACGGGTTACTAAGAACCCTAGCGGACAAGTTACTGGCTTCGAGTTAGTCCCCAACAGCCAGATGGTGGTTAAACAAGACGATACGACCGGCATTATCAGTTACGAATACACGCCTGACAGTGGCCGCTCACAGCGTTTAAATGCCAGTGAGGTATTACACTTCAAGTGCTTCACACAAGACGGTTACAAAGGAATATCGCCACTTTATAGCCTCCGTGATGAGGTTGGGGTGCAAAAGTCTGGACATGCGTTGCTGAAAGGTTTCTTTAACTCCGGTGTCCAAGGGACAGGCATTCTTAAGGTCAACAAGACCCAGCTAGACACCAAGGCCAAAGAAAACATCCGAAATAAATTTGAAGCTGCCAACAGTGGTGATAATGCCCTCAAGACCATCATTCTCGACAATGATATGGATTACAAGCAACTCGAAGTTAATACTGACGTGCTGAATCTAGTCAATTCTAGCGATTGGACAACTAAACAGATTGCCAAAGCGTTCGGGTTGCCACTGGATCGGCTGGGTATCGAAAGCGAGCACTCCAATGCCGTACAGTCGAATCTGGTTTATCTGCAAAACACACTGATTCAGTATTTTACCTGCTTCACAAGTGAGATGGATGCTAAGCTTTCGACTGGCGATAACCGGTTCAGCTTCAACACTGACAAGCTGTTTTCAGCGGACCCAGCCACGATGCAAGAACTAGCAGTTAAGGGGCTTCAAGGCGGTATTCTGACCACTAATGAAGCACGGGCTAGGTTAAACCTACCCCCAGTTACCGGTGGAGATGATATTATGGCCAGTCTGAACTACACGCCACTAAGCAACCTTGTCACTTATCAAGATAAACAGAAAGGAAGTGCGTCTAACGAACCAAGATGACGTAGAAAAGCGCCTGAATCCTAACGCTGGTCTAACTGCCGCAGCAGACGACAGCCAAGGCAAAGACGATCCAGACACACAGCAACAGGAAGACACCACTAGCGGTCCAAAGAAACTAAGTGGTTATGCAGTAGTTTTTAATAGCCCGAGTAAAGACCTCGGCGGCTTTAAAGAAGTCGTTGATCCGCACGCCTTCGATGATGTGGACTTATCAGACGTCTATATGGTTTCAAACCATGATTTTAGCCAAGTCTTAGCCAGCACCAAGGCCGGAACCTTGACCTTAAACGTGGATGATAAAGGCTTGCAGTTTGAAGCAACCTTACCCGATACGACCACAGCCAACGATGCCTATAACAACGTCCAAGCTGGTAATTTGTCAGCCATGAGTTTCACTTTCAATGCTGCGCCAGACGGTGATACGTTCACTAAGGACGACAGCGGGCAAGTGATCCGTACCATCAAGCAAGTAAAGAGCTTGTTTGACGTCTCACTGGTAGCTATTCCAGCGTATGACGATACCAACGTCCAAGTGGACAAACGCAGCTACACTGAGTGGCTTAAAACTAATACTGAACAACCAAAAAAAGGAGATAAAACCATGACCGAAAGAACAATTATCGACAACAAAGAACATACCGAATCTCGCGCTTACGAAGACTACATCCGTAGCATGGGTGAACAACGCGATGGCTTAACGACAACCACTGCCGGTGCGGTCGTACCAAAAGAAGTCATCAACGACGTCTTTGATTTAAAGGAATCTGATTACGATCTGGCTAAATACGTCACTGTTAAGCAGGTCGGTACCCCAGTCGGCACATATCCGGTTGCCCTCACTAACAATGGTATCTTAGCCACCAAGGCAGAACTCGCAGACATTTCAGAGATCAATGCAACCTTATTCCGTGGTGTTGACTACAAGGTCGCTACCCGTGCTGGCAAGATCTATCTGTCTAATGAACTGGTCGAAGATAGTGAAGTTGATATTGTTGCCGAGGTTAAGGATCAACTCAAGAAGCTGGTACAAAACACGGACAACAGCAACATTATCAGTGTTCTGACTGGCAAGTCCACTAGTGGTGACAACTTCAAGCATATCGTTGGTACCACTCTGGACGACTTGAAGAAAACCTTCAATATTGAGCTAGACCCAGCATTATCATTGTCTGTTATCGTCAATCAGGACGCTTTCAACTACCTTGATACCCTGAAAGACAGCGAAGGACGTTACTTGCTACAACCGTCCATCACGGCACCATCAGGCAAGCAACTGTTCGGGGCGCCGGTGATCGTGGTTGCTAACAAAGTATTGCCGACTGCTAAGGTGGGCACCTATCGGGTCATCATTGGGGACTTTTCTCAAGCGATTTTCTTAGCCCAGAAGAACGAAGTTAATACCCAGTGGGAACGCTTCGATAGCTATAGTCAGGGCTTGGCTGTTGTCATCCGCAACGACTATAAAGTGATTGATCCAGACGCTGCCCGAATCGTTGACATCACACCGGCAGTGACCGTGCCAAAAGTATAATTAACTGCATAGAAATAAAGTGAGAGGGGGAGTGGCGATTCGCCACCCCCCTTTTTTGAAAGGATGATTAGTATATGACAGTAACAACTAATGACATTAAAAATAGCCTGCGTGTGCAGACTAATACCGATGATAGTTTGATCAGCAACTACCTGAAAGCGGCGCAAGACTATGTTCACAATGCCGTTGACAGCACAGCGAAAATTGATGAGTTACAAATGTACTCGCAGTTTGATATTGCCGTGGCCATGTTGACCGAATTTTGGTATCAGAATCGTGGAGCAGTTACCACAGCAAGCCAAGAGCCACCTTATTCAGTGGTTAGCATGATCCAGCAGTTGAGAGGAATGTTTACGGAAAACGTATAGTAGCTATATCCAAAAGATTATGATATAATTAAGACAATCCTAGGCGATAAGCGGGTAGATCCGCTTTAACCGACGCACGGCATAGCTAACCGGTGGCGCATTTTATAGACCGTGGCCTCAATGAGTGAGTGTTTGTAATTATTATCCACAAGAAATAGACAACTTCACTGGCAGATCGTTCTGCTTTGGAAGTTGACTACGTAACTTTTCGTTTTCAATTGGGCGGGCAGAGATGCCCGTTTTTTTGTGTGCTGAGAGACGCATTCTGGTGCAAGCTGGATAATTCTTACGATTTATTCCTTACCATTAACCATGAAATGGAATATCATAGGCAAAAAGAGAAGGGAGAATCATAAAAATGGGAGAGTTTATTAAAAAACTTTACGAACATGCAAAAGAAGAAGAAAGTGATACCGTTGGCTGGATACAGTTCATGCCCCCGAAAGGTATAAAAGCTGCAGAAAATTGCATTTTTAGGCTTCAAGCGATAGAAAATTGGCGTCCAAAACTGTCTTGCGTTCCGCAGTTTAATGACGAAAGTTCCTTTGAAAAATATCTCTCAGATCACATGCTCCCAGACGAATACAAAAATGACATTTTGGAAGGGAGATGTGTTTACTCTGAGTTTCCACATAATACAGAATTTGCATCTTGTTATACGGTAATTCACAAGAGAGATATAGATCAGTCTACTAGAAAACTAACTAAAGGGAAAAAGCAGGAGTTCGAAAGATATGGAACAAAGCATAAGGATTTTATATACATTAAAAGTTCCAATCTACTTGCATTTGGAAACTCAATATATAATTCCTTTATAAATTGTCATAATAAATATGTGTGTGCTGGAAATACTCCAAGTCCCGTTTATATTCGTCCGGTATTATATATGAACTCTCACGATTATTACTGGTACGGGGTTGAAGCTGAAGACATTAGCGACATCCGAAATGGCCTGCCAATCGTAAAAGATGAACAGGCTGCTAAAAGTGTTAAAAATCAAGATGGCGGATACTTTGGAATTTTTGCAAAGCTGAAACACTTCGAAAAACAGCAAGAGGCAAGAATCGGTGTTACATTTAGTTACCCAATAAATTTTCCTTTCTTGGATATCAAAGCCCCATGCTCAGAGCAGTTCTTCACGGTATGTGATGCAGCTGATATTGATACAATTACGTTTTAATGAGTAGTCTAGAAATATTAAAGCAACTCTTAACAAAGCGCATAAATCATGGGTCCCCTTTTTTAAAGGCAGTGACCCTCTTTTAGTGCAAAAAAAACCACCTCATAATGAAGTGGCAATCCGCCCGCACTCTGTGTTGTAAAAGTGGTGCATTTTTGGTGCATTTTCTATTTGCTTTGGTGAGTCTCTATGGATTTGGTAAAGTTGAAAATGCTTATATATCAACGCCTGAACGCTGGCATGAACTTCAATGAATTTCATAGAGTTAGCTTAACAG